GCCCTTTTCGCGCGATGCCAGTAGGACTAGTTCCATGACACCGCCGAAGCCCACGGCCCTCAAGATGCTGCAGGGCACCGCCCGGGCGGACCGGGCCACGCCCAACGAGCCACGGCCACGGGTGGGGGCGCAGAAGCCCGACACGCTGAGCCCCAAGGCCAGCGCGGAGTGGGACCGGCTGGCGCCCATGCTTGAGCGGCTGGGGCTCCTGCGCGAAACGGACGCCCTCGCCCTCGAGGACCTCTGCGAGACCACGGTCCGCTGGCGCATGCTTCGCCACAAGCGCGACTTCCGCTACGCGGTGGCCAGCGATCGGGCGCGGGACCACATGCTCCGGCTCATGATGCAGTTCGGCATGACGCCCAGCTCGGCCACGCGGGTGGCGGCCAGCCCGCCGCAGGAGCTGGACCCGCTGCAAGAGTGGATGCGGAGCGCGCCATGACACGAGCCGAAGCACGCCGGCTCCTCATCGTGGGCTCCCCAGCCTACCGCACGGCCCTCTGCAAGCTGGTCCGCGGTGGCCCGCTGACTGAAGCTGAGCGGCAGATCCTCCGGGCCGCCCGCCATCGCGGCGGCTACCCCATCCCGGCCGGCTTCTACATGGCGCGGAGCGCGCCATGACCGTGAGCACGCTCGCGCCCCGGGCCCGCCGGCGCTACCAGGCGCCGGCGCCGCCGGACCCCGTGACGCAGTACGCGCTCGACGTCGTGGCCGGCCGGGTGGTGGCCGGCCAACTGGTCCGCAGGGCGGCCGAGCGCCACCTGCGGGACCTTGCGAACGGCCACGAACGCGGCCTGGTATGGGACCCCGCCGCCGGGCTGCGGGCCGTGCGGTTCGCGGCACTCCTCCGCCACTACAAAGGCGAGTGGGGGCCGCGGCCGGGGCACCCGCAGGGCGACCCCATCATTCTCGAGCCGTGGCAGGTGTTCATCTTGGGCTGCCTCTTTGGCTGGAAGCGGGCGGACGGCATGCGCCGCTTCCGCAGCGTCTACGTCGAGGTGGCGAAGAAGAACGGCAAGACCCTCCTCGCGGCCATCGTGGCCATCCTCTTGGCGTTCTTCGACGGGGAGGCCGGGGCCGAGGTCTACAGCGGCGCCACGAAGCGCGACCAGGCGAAGCTCAGTTGGACCGACGCGGTCACGATGGTGCGCAAGAACCCCAGCCTGCGGGCGGCCATCGACATCACCGCCGGCGCGCTGTCCAACCTCGAGACCGCGAGCTTCTTCAAGCCGCTCGGGCAGGACAGCGACACGGACCAGGGCATCAACGTCCACGGCGCCATCATCGATGAGCTCCACGTCCACGTCGACCGCAGCCTCCTTGACAACCTCGAGACGGCCGCCAGCGCGCGGCGCCAGCCGGTCATCTTCAAGATCACGACGGCCGGGGTGAAGCGCGACAGCGTCTGGGCGGATGAGCGGGCGGACGCGGTGGCGGTGGTCGAGGGCCGGGCGACGGACGACAGCCTCCTCGCCCTCATCTACACGCTGGACGAGGGCGATGACCCGTTCGACGAGGCGGTCTGGCCGAAGGCGAACCCCAATCTTGGCGTGAGTGTGAACGTCGACTTCATGCGCCTGCAGGCCGAGAAGGCGAAGCGCAGCCCGGGGGCTCTCGCCGCGTTCCTGCGCTTCCGGGTGAACGTGCCCACCGCCGTCAGCACCCGCGCCATCGACATCGACGAGTGGGACCGCTGTGCCGACGAGCCGGTGCTGCCGGACGGCGCCCGGGTGTACGGCGGGCTCGACCTTGCGAGCGTCCTCGACCTCACGGCGCTCATCTTCGTCCACCGCGACGACGGCGGGTACCTGAACGTCGAGTGCCACTTCTACTGCCCGGAGGAGGGCGTGGCGAAGCGCAGCCGCAGCGACGGCGTCCCCTACGCCGACTGGGTCCGCGACGGCTACCTCGTGGCCACCCCGGGCAACGTCACCGACTACAGCTACGTCCGCGCCGACGTGCAGGACATCGCGGAGCGATTGGACATCGGCGAGATCGGCTACGACCGCTGGAACGCCTCGCAGCTGGTCACCGACCTCCAGACGGATGGCGCCAGCCTGGTGGCGGTGCCGCAGACGCATGCCGGGCTGGCAGCGGGCTGGCGCGAGCTCGAGAAGGCCGTCCTCGAGCACAAGCTGCGCCACGGCGGCCACCCCATCCTGCGCTGGATGGCCGGCAACGTCGAGGTCGAGACCGACGCGGCCGGGAACCAGAAGCCATCGAAGGCGCGGAGCACGGAACGGATCGACGGGGTCGTGGGGCTCACGATGGCCGTGGGGCGCGTGATTGCCCACGCCGACACCCAAGTCGTTGAGCCAGCTGTCCTGTTCGGGGCAGCGCGATGACGCCCCGCCGCGTCCTCCTGTTCGAGCGGCTGGCCCTCCTTGCCGGCTGCGCCCTCATCGTCCTCGCCATCGCCGCGTACGAGGTTCGCCTCGGCGCCCTCGCCGCCGGCGTGATCCTCGTCGTGTCGGCGGTCGACCTGCCCGGGAGGCGTCCATGAGCCTAATCCGCTCCATCCTCACGCCGCCGCGGGTGATGGCGTACACGATGGACGACTACATGCGGTGGCTCAGCGAGGGCGGCGCCGCCCCGCTGCTCAATCAGACGTGGAACGTCACGCGGGAGACGATCGAGACCGACTTCACCGGCCTGGTCCGCGGCGCCTACCAGTCGAACGGTGTCGTGTTCGCCTGCCTCATGGCCCGGTTCCTCCTCTTCTCAGAAGCCCGCTTCCAGTACCAGGAGCTCCGCGCCGGCCGGCCGGGCGACCTGTTCGGGACGCCGGCCCTCCAGATCCTCGAGCGCCCCGAGCCGGGGATGACAACCGGCGACCTTCTCACCGCCGCCCTCCTCGACGCGGACCTTGCCGGCGACTGGTTCGGCGTCCGCCGGCCCAACCGCATCAAGCGCCTGCGGCCGGACTGGACCTACGTGATGGTCGGCTCCGCGAACCCGGCCACCGACTACCCGGGGGCGGACCCCGACGCCGAGGTCGCCGGCTACGGCTACACCCCGTTGGGGTCGAACCAGAGCGGCGAGGTCTGGGCGTTCGACGCCACGGAGGTGGCGCACTTCTTCCCCATCCGCGACCCGCTGGCACGCTACCGCGGGATGCCGCTCATCACCGCGGTCCTCCGGGAGATCGGTGCGGACTCCGCGGCCACGACGCACAAGCGCCAGTTCTTCGAGAACGCGGCGACGCCGAACCTCGTGATCAAGTTCCCACCCACGCTCACGGTCACGAAGGCGCGCGAGCTGATCGACGTGTTCGAGCAGGACCACCGCGGCGCGATGAACGCCTACCGCACGATGTACCTGTTGGGCGGCGCCGACGCGGTGGCGGTCGGCAAGGACCTCCAGCAGATGGACTTCAAGAACGTCCAGGGCGCCGGCGAGACGCGGATCGCCGCCGCGATGAACGTCCACCCCGTCGTGGCCGGGCTCGCGGAGGGGCTGCAGGGCTCCTCCCTCAACGCCGGCAACTTCAACGCCGCGCGCCGCCTGCAGGCCGACAAGATGCTCCGCCCGACGTGGCGGAACATGGCCGGCTCGCTCGAAACGATCGTCCCGCCGCTGGCGGGCACGCGGCTCTGGTACGACGATCGCGACATCCCGTTCCTCCGCGAGGACGTGAAGGATGCCGCCGAGATCATCTCGACCCAGGCGACCGCCATGCGGACGCTCGGCGACGGCGGCTGGACCCCTGACGCGGTGGTCGACGCGGTGACCTCCGGCGACCTGCGCCGCCTCACCGGGGCCCATTCGGGCTACCTCCCGGTCCAGCTCCAGAGCCCCGGCGCGGAGCCGGCGGCGCTTGCGGCGCGGACCGACTTCTGGCCCGCCTCGGGCGACCTGCCGAAGGTCCGCATCGAGCGCGGCACGTGCTACGCGCCGGGGCACCCGCTCGTGGCGGCGTTCCCCAGCCTGTTCGCCCAGTCCAACGCGACGACCTCGACGGACGACCCGTCTACGGCCTGCCGGCGCTCCCGGCCTCCATCGGAGGGCATTGAGATGCCTACGCTGCGCCGCGTCGACCTTGACGCGCTCCTTGAAACCCCGTGGGCGATCCTCCCGCGGACGCTCTCGCGCATCGTTGAGGTGGTCCGCGCCCCGGCACAGGATGGCGCGCTTGTGGCTCTCGAGGGCAAGCACGCGGTCGCCCAGGGCGGCGCCGTCGCGGTCCTCCCGGTCTACGGGGTGATCGAGCACCGCTCCGACTGGATGACGGAGCTGTTCGGCGGGACGAGCGTCGACTGGCTTCGGGCCCAGCTGCGCGACGCCCTCGCCGACCCGGCGGTGCGCGCCGTGGTCCTCGACGTGGACTCGCCTGGCGGCACCGTGGCCGGGGTGACCGAGCTCGCTGCCGAGATCCGCGGCGCCCGGGGCGGCGCCAAGCCGATCGTCGCGGTCGTGAACTCGATGGCCGCGAGCGCCGCGTACTGGCTCGCTTCGCAGGCCGACGAGATCGTGGTCACGCCGTCCGGCTCCGTCGGGAGCATCGGGGTGTACGCGGTCCACGCCGACGTCAGCCGCGCCCTCGACGCGGAG